GGAGCGGATGTGGGCCGAAAAGTACCGCAGGCCGGCCAACCCGGGCAAGTGGAAGTTCGTCACCGAATATCGGGCACCGTGGAACACCATCATCCGCATGGCCCAGAAACGGTCCCTCGTCGGCGGCACAATCGACGCCACCGCCGCGGCCGGGCTGTTCACCGGCGACGACACCGCCACGGTCGGCCCCGACGACCGCGACACCGCCGCGCAGGACTACGGTCCGGACGACTGGCCGGATAACGCGGCACCCGCACGGCCCGCGACGGACACCCGGCCGTGGTACGCCACCGCCATCGAGGAGGCCGGGCGCTTCAAGAGCGAAGCGGAGGGGCAGCAGCTGTACCGGGATGCCGCCGAAGCGGGCCGCGACGGCCTGTGCACCCCCCAGCAGGCCGGGCACGTCCAGAACCTCATCGGGCTCCGGATCGCCGAGCGGCGCGTCGAAGCCCGCGACCGGATACTCGACACGCTCTCCGAAACTGACGAGTGGCGCGACAAGGTCAAGGGCCTGGACGACGACGAGGAAGCCCGGGAAGCGCTCACCGAGATCGGGCAGCTTAAGGACGCCAGGACGATCGACCCAACCCGCGCGGGTCGGATCAGCCGCGCCATCGTCGCACGCTTCCCGAAGGCCGCCATCAAGGACCCGGAGGCGACGGCATGAGATGGCGACGACACCCCCGGCCGATCGCGCCGCCCCTCGACGAGCACGGGCACTTCCCCGACGGCGCCGGCGACTACGACCTGTGGCATGTGGCCGCGTGGATACCGGCAGACCGCGAGGCCGACGTCGCGGTGCTGCTGGCCAGCCAGGGCATCGAGGTCTACCGCATGTGGCGGGTCCGCCAGCCGGCCGGTGACCGCCATGGCTGAGCCGACCCCGGCGCAGCGGTTCGGCGAGCACGTCTGCACGATGCGCACAAGCCGCGGCTGGTCGATGCGGCAGGTGGCCATCAAAGCCGGCCTGTCCAATTCGCAGACGATCCTGCGGGCCGAGCGGGGCGACGAGACGTGATCACCATCAAGAACGCCGGGGATGCCCCGTGAAACAGCGCCACCCCGCCGAATGCGGCGAGTGCCAGGCCAGCGTCATCTGGGCTTTCACGCCCATGGGCAAGCGCATGCCGCTCGATCCCGAGCCGAACGCCGAAGGCAACACCGCCGCGTACCGCGACGGCACCGGCCGCTGGCGCGCCCGCGTCCTGCGGACCGGGGAGCAGCCAGCCGGATACGAGCGGCTCTACATGCCCCACTTCGCCACCTGTCCCGTCAGAAAGAAGGCCCCCGTATGAACGTGACCAAGTTCAGCAGGGATCTCGGCCAGCGGCTCCGCGTCGAGCGACTGGCACGGTGCCTCTCACTCGGCGACGTCCAGGCGCTGTCCGGCGGCCGCCTTCACGCGGCAGCGGTCGGCAGCTGGGAACGCGGCGCCCGCGCTATCCGCGTCGAGCGGCTGGCCGAGCTGGCCGAGTTCTACGGCGTCCCCGCCGCCAGCCTGATTCCCGCCCCGGCCTCATGAGCAGCAGCGACAGTGACTCTCTACTGGATGCCGCGGACCGCGAGCGGCTCCGCGAGTTCGCCGCCGGGCAGATGCTGGCCAGGCCTCACCTACTGCGCGCCGGCGCGCGGATCGCCGACCAGATCCGGCAGCTTCTGCCCTCACTCGGCGACGAGACGATCGCCGCCGTCATGGCCTGCGCCTCCCAGATCGCCGGCCACCACCTCCAGGAGACCAGCTGCCCGCACGTCCAATCAGTCGGGCTGCTGCTCCAGGCCACCGTCGTCGACCTGGCCCACCTTGAACTCGACCCGCCCGACGGCCGGTGATCTCCCCGGCCGTAACCGCACCCGGCGGCGAATGCGGCGAGCCCATCGAAGGCGAACACACAGGGACGCCATGAGCCACATCGTGATAGCCGCCGAGTGGACCGGCTACACGCTATGGCTCGCGGCCGGATGGGCGCTCCTCACCAAAACCGCGAACGTCATCGACCGCTTCACCAGCCACCGCCGCCGTCACCGTAATGCGCGCCGCCGCCTCGCTAAATGGCATCCGGCGAAGCGGAATACGCGCGACTCGGATCATGACGTGACCCGGGTAATGCCAGGAATTCAACGCCCTAAAAGACCATGAGAAAGCGACGGCAATGGCTCGTGACCACGCGCGGATCTACCACCGCATCTGGGCCGACGCCGACTTCCGTGCCCTGAACGAGGCCGCTCAGCGCGCCTACATGCTCGTCTTGACGCAGCCAGACCTCAACTACTGCGGAGTAACCACGCTGTCGATGCACCGCTGGGCCTGCCTCGCCGCCGATTCAACCCCGCGGCGGGTACGGAAAGCCATCGCAGACCTCGAAACCGCGCGGTTCATCGCCACCGACACGACCACAGAAGAACTCCTGGTGCGCTCGTTCGTGCGTAACGACGGGCTGCTGTCGTCACCGAACATCTGCATCAACGTCGTCCGGACGTTCCCGTCGATGCTCTCCCCGCGCCTGCGCCTGGTGTTCCTGGTCGAGCTGCACCGCCTGAATGAGGAAGAACAGGAGCCAGGATGGGAGAAGGGATGGACCGAGCTCACGGCGCTGCTCCAGGAACCCGTCCCGGAAGGGTTGCCGGAAGGGTTCCTGGAAGGGTTCAGCGAAGGGTTGCCCAGAGGGTTGCGCCTCACGCGCACGCGTCGCGACACGCGCGGCTCCGGTCCAGCTCCAGATCCGGTCCCTAGCGCGCGCGCGCACGAGCACGCGCGCGAGGCCCGCCAGCTCCTCGCCGAAAAAGGCGCCGCATCGTGAACGCGACCGTCACCTCCTGCGCGAACTGCGGCCGCACCGAGGAAGACCACAACGACGCCGACCCGGCCGCCGCCGCGATATTCAACGTCCTCGCCGGATGCCCGCACTTCGCCATCAAACGCGCGGCCATCATCACCTACAGCCAGATACGCCGCGCGACACGAGGCCCCATATGCCGTCGCTGCCGAAACCGCGGCCACAACGCGAAGGAATGCCCATGGTGAATCAGGAGGATGAAATGCTCGGGACAATCGGCGCCCTGGTCAAGGTACGCGTATACGCATCGGCGGACGACCGGCGAGCCAACCGCGACGGGACCGACCGCGCAGCCACCATCACATCCGCCGGGCCGCCGAACGTATCAGCGGCCTGGGCGCGCACCATAGACGGCCACACCCAGGAATGGCTGCTCATCCGCAAGCCGGTGAACGAGGGCCGCCATTCCTGGGAAGCCGTCACAGGTGACACCGGCCAGAGAGAATCCTGAAGGAAAAAATAGTGAACGATGACATAAAAGACCGCCAGGCAAGCACGCCACGCCATGCGCTGCGACGCCCGGGCAGCGCCGCCCATGCGCGGTTCGACGCCCCGGTGATCTTCCGCCAGGACTTCCGTGACCTGCCCGCATTCCGCGAGACCGTCAGGATCCGCGGGTGGAACGGACTGCACCTGCGAGCCCCCGGCCGGACCGCAGCCGCTGACACCTGGTTCATGACAGGCGCCGGCCATGACATCCGCTGACCTCGCCGCCTCCTGCGCCGACATCGCCGGGTGGCTCACCGTCGCCCGGGCCCTCACCGGCCAGCCCGACGCCAGCGGCACCACCGCTCACGGCCAGCCGGCCAGCCGGCCGCCCTGGAACTCTGCCGCCGCGAACGCCGTCATGGACGCCCACGAAGGCCTGCGCCGCCTCGAGGCATCCCTGCGCCTGGCCGTCACCGGCCAGCCCGGGCACCGCCGCGGCGGATCCGACGCCAGCACCGCCGCGGCGATCACTGCGATCGAAGCACTCGGGACCGCCGTCACCGTGCCGGCGATGGCGGCGGCCGCGCGGATCCTGGACCGCTGGTCCCTGCAGATCCAGGAACTCCCCGCCATCGACAAGCACGAACCCTGGCGGCGCGTCGGCACCGCCTGCCCGTACTGCGGGTTCGGGATGCTCCGCGTCCGGGCCCGCAGCGGTGAAGTCACCTGCCTGCGGTACGGTATCTGCCGCGACTCAGAAGGCCACCATCCGGTCGGCAGGCTCGACGTGTCCCAGCTGACCGGCGACCCGCTGATCCGCTGGAACGACGGCCTGGTAGCACCATGAGCGACCCGTACTGCCGCGCCGCCAGTTTGCCGGGCCGCGTCGTGCACCATAGGCACCATGACCCAGGCGGTTTCGCTCACCCTCGCCGAAGCCGCCGTGCTGCTCGACCCGCCCATGACCGAGGACCAGCTCCGCGCCATCGTCCGCGCGCTGCGCTGGCAGCCGGACGGCTACCGGTACACCGGCCGCGCCGGGCGCCCCGCACCGGCCTACGACGCGGCGCGGATTCTCGGGCTCCACGCCGCGCTGGCGCCATTCACCAGCGGATAGCGTACGGTAATACGCAGGCGACAGCACTGCCCCGAAGGCGCGGTCACGGCGCAGGAACACACCCGCCAGCCATCGTAAAATTGCTGCACATGAACCCCATCAGCCACGGCATCATCGTGGTCTTCTGCGACCGCCCGGGATGCGGGTCACTGGCGTCCGGCGTCTACTACCAAGCGGACGGCACGACCTGCCGCCGCTGCACCCTGCACATCCCGCAAGCACCGGCAGAACAGGCAAGCTGACCCGTCGGCATATTCCATGGCCCACACCCGTAGAGACATCGAGGACCGAACCATGCCGCGCTGGCTGATCCTGCTCATCGCCATCCTGGTGATCCTGCTGATCGCCATCCTGATCGTCGAGCACACGCACATCGGAATCCACTGACCATGGCACCGATGGATAACGAGCGGGATCTAGGACCAGACGGCGACCTGCTGGAAGCCGCATGGGGACTGATCGCGAACGCCGGGCAGGGTGACTGGAGGCGCGAGAGCGAGGAGTGGCAGCAAGCCGCAGCGGAGTGGCGGGAACGCTGGCATGCGTGGCTTGAGGAGCACATCCACGACTCGCCGTCCGATGAGGACCGGATCCGCGACGCCATGACCGAAGCGCAAGCCCACCCCGGCCGCATCGTCACCAGGTGACCATGTCCACCTGGAACCCGTTCGCCGCCATCGCCGACATACAGCGCACCGTCCACGCCATCGACAAGAAAGCAGACCAGCTGATGACCCAGCAGAACGAACTCGACACCGACGTCCAGACCATCGAAGCAGGCGTCGCGAACCTCGGCACCGCCGCGACCGCGCTCCAGGACCAGATCGCCGCGCTGAAACTGGCCAACCCGACGCTCGACCTGACCGCGCTCGACAAGGCCGCCGCTGACGTCACCGGCGCCGTGTCCACGATCGCCGCCATCGCAACGCCACCCGCCAGCTGACGCTGCCCATGTTCACAGACGGTGGCGACCCGTACTGACCATGGCTGCACGTGTGCGCTGGCGAGGCACCACGGCGCAACGCGGCTACGACCACCGGCACCAGGCCGAACGCGAACGCCGTCTCGCCCTGTACCGGCCTGGTGACCTGTGCGCCCACGGCGGCGAACCCATGCTGTGGTGGCCGCTCGCCGTAGCCCGGCGGTACCTCGACTTGCCCCACACAGCCGACCGCAGCGGCTACCTGCCCGGCCTCGCGTGCCGCCGCCACAACCGCGGCGACGGCGCGACCCGCGGCAACCGCATACGCGGCCGGGCGCGGACATGGCAGGCGTCGCGGCGATGGTAACCCCGCACTGTCCGGCCGGCGCCATGACGGCCGCGGCGTCAGCACTGCCGAGATGCACCGAACGGGGCTGCGCCTGGCGCTGGCGGTCAGGCACCGACCGGCCGTGCGCCCAGCACCAAGACGATGGCGGCGGCCTCGCCGCGCGGGCAGCCGAGTACGCCGTGATGCTGGCAGCACCAGGTGACGGTGCACGCGCCGAGCGCACATGACGGTTGCACTGCGATGGATGGTTGCTGTTTCGATGGATGGCAAGCCCAGGTCGGTGGTAACCGACAGTGACCACGGTAAGCGTGACCACCCGCCTGATGATCAGTGACCACCCGCGCGTCGACGTGACCACCCGTCGATGCTTGGCACTCCGACCACCTCTGACCTGCGATGATGAATCGCGTTCGAACATTCGCTCTAGTCAGATGACTCCGCAGCCGTACGCATATACACGGCGACACTGAGTAACGTTACGGAGGGTGACTTTGCCGGATTCCGGAGCCCTCCGCGTCCGCCGGGCCCGGGCGCACAAGGCCGGTGATCATTCGCTGTGCAAGCGCTGCGCGGTCGTCCGCAGCGAGGCAGCGCCGCCTCCGGTCATCAGCTCAGTACCGCGGCTGCCAGCCGGCCCGACGCTGGATCCGCTGGCCGAGCTGCGCGAGCTGGCCGTCCAGCTGGCCCGGGCGTACCGGGCCGACCCGGGGAACGCGCTGCTGGCCAGGGAACTGCGGATGACGCTGCAGGTGCTGATGCCGCAGAAGGGCGGCAACGTGGATGACGAGCTCGAGGACCTCTTCGCGGAGCTGCGCACCTAGGTGGGCAACCCCGGCGACGCCAGCGCGCCCGAACCTGGCGGCTGGGATCGCGAAGACGGCCGGGGTGCTGGGCTGGGGCCTGATGCCGTGGCAGCAGCAGGTCAACGAGGTGACGACGGAGCTGTCCGGCGGGGCGTTCGTGTACCGCCAGGTGGTGATCGAGCTTCCGCGGCAGCAGGGCAAGTCGGTGGACCTGCTGTCGATGATGGTGACCCGGGCCTTGCGGCGGCCGGGCACGCAGATCGCCTACACGGCGCAGACGCGGCTGGACGCGCGGCACCGGCTGCTGGATGTGTGGTGGCCGCGGATCGAGCGGAGCAAGCTCAGGTCGCTGTGCAAGCCGCGGAAGGGTTCGGGGTCCGAGGCGTTGCTGTTCACGAACGGGTCGATGCTGGGCCTGGTGTCGTCGACGGAGACGTCGGGGCACGGCGACACGCTGCACCTGGGCGTGATCGACGAGGCGTGGGCGCAGACCGATAACCGGCTCGAGCAGGCGATGCGCCCGGCGATGATGACCGTCGGGGACGCGCAGCTGTGGATCGTCTCGACGGCCGGCAAGGAGAACTCGTCATATTTCCGCGCGAAGGTCGAGGACGGCCGCAACCGCGCCGAGATGGGCCTGACGGACACGGGCGCGTACCTGGGCTGGTCGGCGCCCGATGACGCGGATCCGGCGGCGGAGGAGACCTGGTTTGGCTGCATGCCGGCGCTGGGCCGCACCGTGACCGCGGAGACGGTCCGGGCGGATTTCGAGCTCATGGATCTCGCGGAGTTCCGCCGGGCGTACCTGTGCCAGTGGCCCGAAGTCGCCAAGCCCGGCTGGGGCGTTATCGGGCAGGACACGTGGGGTGCCGCGGCTGTGCCGAGGGCTGCGCTGTGAGCGGCGAGGTCGCGTTCGGGTGCGCGATCAGCGAGGACCGCAAGCACGGCTCGATCGTGGCTGCCGGGCGCAGCGGGTCCGGGAAGATCCTGATCGACCTGGCGCCGTTCTATGATCACCCGCGGCTGCTGGTGGCCCGGATGGCCGTGCTGTACGAAAAGCATGACCCGGTCGCGGTGGTGGTCAACCCGAAGTCGCAGTCGGGGACGCTGGTCAAGCCGCTGGCTGACGCGGGGATCCTGGTGACGCAGCCGGGAGCGCAGGACGTGGCCGTAGCGCACGGCGAGTTCCTGGACCTGGTGAACGACGGCGGCCTGGAGCACCTGGACCAGCCGCCCATGACGGCGGCGGTGCGGGCCGCGCAGCAGCGGCCCCTGGCAGGCGCGCATGCGTGGGATCCGAAGGTCGTCGTGGATCAGGCGCCGCTGGTGGCGGCGACGCTGGCGTGCTGGGCGTTCCTGCGGTGGGAGGAGCTGGCCACCCCGGGAGTCTGGGCGATATGAGCCGGTCCCCGCGTGTGCTACGAGGCCGGCCCCTATCCGGAGAGGGCGGGGGACCAGGGAGCCAGTCATGTCGGCTCTGGCCGCCGGGCGGGACTCGAGGCACACACCCGCACTACCCATCCCTGAGCGATCCCCCTAACGGGAGTCCAGCGCCGAGTCTATCGAAGCCCTGCCAGGGACGGCCCTTTCAGGGGGTGGCAGGAGTTCGCTTCTAGGCTCCCCGTTCGGCCGATCCCGGATCAGTGCCGATCGCGCCTGCACGCCCCTGGCAGGAAGTTCTCACTTTACGGAAGATGATGCGCTGGCCATCCCAGGCGTCAGTCCCCCCCGTCTGGCGCCGGGGTGAAGTGCACGGCGATCTCCGTGCCCAGCTTGTCGACGAACCACGACGCGGCGGACCCGTTCTTGATCGTCATGGTGATCTGGCCGGCGGGCGTGGCGCGTGCCCAGTTCTTGTTGTGCTCGCCGCGGCTGACCGCCGTAAGCGTGACTTCGGTGGCGTCCGGGTCGTAGGCGCGGCGCTGATAGCCGCTGACGTAGAACCGGGCTTCAACTGCGGACATGGGCTTGCTCCTCGGCTGATGAAGGTGGGTACCGCGGTTGCTGCCTGCGAGGGGCCTTCTGGGCCAGCCCGAGCGTCATCAGAGAGGTTAACTCATGCGCCTGCCGGTGGTCCTGCTGCTGTGTTCCCTCGCCGGGATCCTGGGCGGCGCGTTCCTGATCGGCCGGTGGGCGCTCGGCGTGGCGATCGTGGCGGACAGCGTGGCGGTGGGCGTGTGGGCGCTGTTCCACGACGACGGGCAGGGCCGCGGGGAGCCGTCTGTGCATGAGGTGCCGACGCTGGCGGGCGTGCTGGAAAGGGCACGGCGGGCCGGGTGAAGGTCGAGATCACCGAAATCGAGCGGCTGGCGCTGCAGCCCGGCGACCGCCTCATCGTTCACGTGGAGCAGCTGATCAGCGCGCAGGACGCTGACCGGATCGAGCAGATCGTGCGCGGCAGGCTGGCGCTTCCCGATGACGTCCCGGTCCTGGTCACGGGGCCGGGCGTGGCCGTGACCGTGGTCACGCCGTGAGGCTGTGGGATCGCCTCATCAGGCGCGACGGCTACTGGGAGGGCATGGCGTCCGGCGCGGCGGTCCTGACCACCACGTACGGGTCCCCGGACCGTGAGGCGATCTTGCCGCAGCTCACCGGGTGGGCGCAGCAGGTCAACGGGACGTCCGCGCCGGTGTTCTCCGCGATCTTGGTCCGGATGATGCTGCTGGCCGAGGGCGCGTTCCAGTTCCAGGCGAAGGATGACAAGCATCTGTACGGGAACACGTCGCTGTCGGTGCTGGAGCATCCGTGGCCTGGGGGGACCTCTGGTGAGCTGGTGGCGCGGTGCGAGCAGGACGCGTCGCTGGCGGGGAACTCCTACACGTGGTCGGCGCCCGGCCAGGACCGGCTGGTCCGCCTGCGGCCGGACTGGACCACGATCATCTCCGAGCTCGTTCAGGTCGACGGCGGCGGCCAGTACCGGAACAAGGTCGGCTACTGGACCGAACCGCCCCGGTCGGTGCTGGGGCAGGGGCGTGGCCAGTTTTATCCCGCCGCTGAGGTGGCGCACTGGGCGCCCGTCCCGGATCCGGACGCGGATTTCCGGGGCATGTCGTGGCTGACGCCGGTGTACCGGGACATCAACGGCGACTCGGGCATGGTCGATTACAAGATCAAGTACCTGTCCAACGCGGCCAGCCCGAACATGCTGATCAAGTACGCGCAGAAGCTGCAGCCCGGGACGGTCGACTCTATCCGGGAGCGGATGAACGCCCGGTACGGCGGGGTGACCAACGCGTTCAAGACGCTGATCCTGGATCAGGGCGCCGACGCGACCGTGATCGGCAACTCCCCGACGCAGATGGATTTCACCAACGTGGCGCAGGCCGGGGTCGACCGGGTGCTGTCCGCGGCGGGGGTACCGCCGCTGCTGGTCGGCTTGGAGTCCATCAAGGGCGCGGGGAAGTCGTACCAGGAAGTGATCCGCCGGTTCGGTGACCTGACGCTGCGGCCGTTGTGGCGGTCGCTGTGCGGGTCGCTGGAGACGCTCGTGCCGGATGTCCCGGCCGGGTCGCGGCTGTGGATCGACACCGGTGACATCGCCGCGTTCCAGGACGGGGAGCAGGTCCGGGCGCAGGTGACGCTGATCCGGGCGCAGGCCGCGCTGGCGCTGGTCCAGGCGGGCGCGACCCTGGAATCGGCGGTCGCCGCGATCGAGGCCGGGGACATGGGCCAGCTCGAGGAGAAACCGGAGCCGTCGCCGCCGCCGGCCGGGAACGTGCAGCATCTGCTGCCGCAGGCTCAGCCCGGCGCGACCGCGGACCCGCTGCCGCCGACGCTGCCGCGGCTGCCGGTCGGGTCGACGTCGCCGGGCGACGGCGGTAACAACACCAGGCCGGCCCCGCGGCCAGCTAGCGCGCGGCGGGCGCTCGAGGAAGCGAACAGCCTTGGATGAGCGCGGCGCGGTCCGCGCCGGCGGCCAGGCCGCACACCCGGGGGATACCGAACGTCTCCACGAGTACTGGGTGCACGGCGAAGGCGCCGCGAAAATCCGGTGGGGGTCACCCGGGGATTACGACAGGTGCGTGCTGCATCTCGGGAAGTTCCTCGCCGACCCGCACGGCTACTGCGCCCAGGCGCATCATGACGCGCTCGGCATCTGGCCGGCGACCCACGCGGCAATGGAGAAAAAAGCGGGAAGGGCGGACATGGCCACCGACACCAAGGCTCCCTACGGCACCGACGTGGCCTACGGCGACCCCGGCTACCTCGACGCCGACGGCAACCAGGCATCGAAGTCCGGCAAGCCCGGCGTCAAGCGCTACCCCCTGTCGGCGGACAAGGTGATGGCCGCCTGGTCCTACATCAGCCAGGCGAAGAACGCGGGGCAGTACACCGCGGAGCAGCTCTCGGCGATCAAGGGACGGATCAGGTCAGCTATGGCGAAGCACGGGCACGATGTTAGCGAGCCAGCCAGCGCGTCCCGGGTGGAGGCGGTGTTCTTCCGCACGTATGAGCTGGAGGACATCCGCATTGTCAGCCGCGCCGCCGGTGACGGGTCCGGCCGCCTCGTCGAGGCGTATGCGGCCGTGTTCAACGTCCCGGCGGAAATCCGCGACCACGAGGGCCATTACAACGAGGAGAACGACCCCGGCGCGTTCAACCGGTCCATTGATCACGCTGCCCGGGCGTCGCGGAGCCCGGTCCGGTGTATCTACAACCACGGGATGACCCTCCACGGCACACCGGCAGAGCGGTTCTCCATCCCGATCGGCACACCGGAGGAGATCCGCGCGGAAACCCGCGGCCTGCTGACCCGCACCCGGTACAACGAGACACCGCTGGCCGAGGAGATCCTGGAGGCGATCCGCTCCGGCGGGATCACCGCGCAGTCCTACACCGGCCGGATCATCCGCTCAGACCCGCAGCTCCGGCCGGGTGAGAAGTACCGGCCCCGCAGCGGGAAGCTGCAGACCGTACGGCGGCTCGAGCTCGGCCTGCGGGAGTACGGGCCGACCCCGTTTCCCGCGTTCTCGGGTGCCGAGATCCTCGGTGTCCGCATGTCCACCCCGGGTGATTTCCCCCTGGGCCCGGACGAGCACGAAGAGCACGACCCTGGCACTCCCCCCGATGAGGGACCCGCCGCCGGCGACCCGCCCGCCCAGGAGGACGAGCACTCGGCCCGGTATCACCAGCACGCGCTGTACGAAATGCGCTCGAAGGAGATGCGCGAGGCAGCCGGGCTGGTCTGGTAACCAGACCGAAGGAGAAGCGCGATGACCGCGCTGAAGGACAAGCTCGCTGAGCAGGCCCGTATCAAGGCCGAGCTGCAGCGGATGGAGACCTCGGAGGAGACCACCGAGGAGAACGACGGCGACCTGCGTGACACCCTCGTCGAGCGGTGGAAGCAGCTGGATGAGGAAACCAAGCCGATCATCAAGCGGATGTCCGAGATCCAGGCCATCACGCGGGCCGCGGAAGACCCGGCCAACCTGGAGCGGCCTGACCCTGCCGGGAACGGCGGCGGGGACGCCAGGCGCAGCGCCAGCGGCGCCCCGGACTTCTGGGGGCAGTCCGGCCGGTCCCCGTACGAGGACCTGGACGCGGTCCGCTCCCACATGGTCCGCACCTCCGAGCTCCGCGGCCGCGCGTTCGACGCGATCGAGGGTGAGGTCAAGCGGGGGAACCTGGCCCAGGAGTGGGCGGAGAACGCGACCCGCATGGTGCAGGAGAACCCGGGGACCCTGGGCCGCGGTGTCGCCGAGCACATCCTGCTCACCGGCTCCGAGGAATACCAGGAATGCTTCCGGGCGTACCTGGAGGATCCGCAGGGCATGGCCCAGCGCGCCGCGCTGTCCCTGACCCTGGCGAACGGCGGGTACCTGCTGCCGTTCGTGCTGGACCCGACGGTCATCCTGACCAACACGGGGTCCGCCAATCCGTGGCGGCGGATCAGCAACGTCAAGCAGACGACGTCGAACACGTGGAACGGCGTCACCTCAGCCGGGGTCAACGCGGCGTGGCTCACTGAAGGCACGGTCACCACGGATAACACCCCGACCGTGGGGAACGTCCAGATCACCCCGCAGAAAGCGGCCGCGTGGGTGTTCGGTTCCTACGAAGTGCTCGAGGACACCGACTTCGGCCAGCAGCTCCCGCGGCTCCTGGCCGACGCGAAGGACCGGCTGGAAGAGGCCGCGTTCGCGTCCGGCGCGGGCACCGGCGGCGTGCCGCAGGGTGTCACGGTCGGCGCGACCACCACCGTCACCACCGCGACCACGCTGGTCATCGCGGCCGGCGATATCTACGCCGTCCAGGGCGCGCTCCCGCCGCGGTTCCGGAACGCGCCGGGCTGCGCGTGGGTCGCGAACGTCGCGATCATCAACAAGTTCCGGCAGCTCGACACCGCCGGCGGCGCGTCGTTCTGGACGAACCTCGGCAAGGGGCAGCCGGAGACGCTGCTCGGCGCGCCGATCTACGAGTCGACCACCATGGGCGGCGTCACCACCAGCGGCGCACTCGAAGCCGTCATGGGCGACTTCGGCCAGTTCATCGTGGTCGACCGCGTCGGGGTCTCCCTGATCTACGAGCCCTTGGTCAAGAACGCCGCGGCGTCGCTGCCTACCGGGCAGGCCGGATGGTTCATGTTCTGGCGAACCGGTTCCCAGGTCGCGGTGCCGAACGCGTTCAGGGTCATGAAGGGCGCCTGACCTGCCGGTTTCACGTTCTGGAGGGCCGTTCTGGAAGGGGCGGCCCTCCGGCTTAAAGGGAGGGCCGTAGGCCATGACCGCACGCTACTGCACGGATTCCTTCGTCCTGGCGACGATCCTGGCGCCGCCGTCGACGCTGGCCGCGGCGGCGAACGTGGGCGGCGGGACATTCGCGGCGGCCACCTACTTCTGGAAGATCACCGGCAGCAACAGCCGGGGTGAGACGACCGCCTCGAACGAGGCGACGGTCGCGGTGGCGCTGAACGGCACCGCGACGCTGACCTGGGCGGCGCTGCCCGCGGGCACGACCGCGGTGAAGGTGTACCGCGGCACGGCCACGAACGCGGAGAACGCGCTCGTAACGACGCTGGGCGCGGTGGTGACCTACACCGACACCGGGACCGCGGGCGTGGCAGGAGTGCCGCCCGTGGTGTCGGGGGCGGAGATCTCGTCGATGCTGACGCAGGCGGGTGCGATGCGGGATTCGGCGCATCCGGCGGTGGTGGCGAACCCGGCCGCGTTCAGCGCGGTGGCGCCGGTGGCGGGCCAAGGACACGTGGGCCCGGCGATGGCGCAATACCTCGCGGTTCACTCGGCGGGACCGGAACTCTAGGAGAGGCCAGATGGCGCAGCAGCAGCCGATGCAGGCGACAGACACGTTCGTGGCGACGATGCAGGACGGGTCGGACCGGCTGGTGACGAAGGGTGATGTGCTGCCGTCCGGTCATGAGCTGGTGAAGCGGGACCGGGACGGGTCCGGGACGCTGTTCCGGCCGCTGGACCTGGGCGACGAGGATGAGCCGGCGCCTGCCAAAAGCCCGCCCGCGAAGGCTGATCCGCCCGCGAAGGCGAAGGCAACGGACGGCGGGAAGTCCTGATGACTGAGATCCACGGATCGCCGGGTGACGCGCCGCAGATGCCCGCCGCACCGGGCCCGGGGCCGGCCCCGGTGCCGTACGCGGGTGCGGACCTGTCCCCGGAGCAGCCGGACTACGCCGCGGACCTAGGCCCGGTGGCGGATGCGGGCTCGACAGTGATGGCCCCCGCGTACGGCGTCACGGAGTCACCCGCGGCGCATGACGTAGCGGCCGGGCTGGCGGATGCCCCGTACTATCCCGGTGACCTGTCGCCGATCGACGCGGCCGGGGATGACGACGCAGGGGGCCGCGATGACGTGTCCGGCACTGTCGGCGGGGCGGTCGCGGCCGCGGAGGCCCGGTTCGCTGAGCACCAGGCCGACACCTACGGACTGGGGTCGACGATCGGTGACCTGATGACGTTCCCGCCGGGCCCGCTGGACCCGGGGGCTGTCGGCGGGCTGAAGGGCGGCACCGACCCGGCGGGTAGCTTCTACGACCCGCCGCGCGGGGGTGGCCCCGAGACCTACGCCAACACCGGTAACGAGCCGGGCTGAGTGCTTGCACACTGGCTGGCGCACGTCCTGGGACTGGACAACGCCTCCGGCACTGCCTACCTGGCCTGGTCGGGTGCCGGGGGCGACCTGGCCGAGTTCGCGATCGCGGGCGCGCTGCTCGGCCTTATCCGCAAGCACAACTGCGAGGTGCACCGGTGCTGGCGGATGGGCCGTCACGTCACGGCGGCGGGCCACATGGTGTGCCGGCGCCACCATCCCGGTGAGCGCCTGACGGCGGAGGCGGTCACGGTGGCACACAAGGATGCGGAAACGCGAGAAGGAGCCTGAGTGATGTCTGAGTTCTTCCAGGGCCTCGACCCGGCTGGCGCGCCGGACCCGGTGACTCCCGCTGACAGCCCGGGTGACGCGGCGGGGTGGGCGCAGGTCACCCCGCCCGGCCAGGGTCCGGCGCCGTATGACATCTCCGCGCCGCAGGACATCGCGGGTATCACCGGCGCGGTGCAGGCGGCGATGGACCTGTCCGGCGGCGGGGAGGGCTCGGGCCCGGGTGCGGGCATCCCGGACCGGAACAGCCCCCGGCAGCAGGAGTCGCAGGCGCTGCTGATGTCCCCGGCTGGCGCCCCGGCGATGAACGTGACCTCGGGGTTCCCCGACTACGAGTCGTCGGATCTGTCGCCGGGCGCGAACATGGAGAACCCCGTCCAGGGCGCGGGCGACTACCCCGGCACCATGCAGGACGGGATCCCGCAGTACGGCGCGGATGAGGGCGGCCCGGTGCCCGGAGCTCCCCCGGGCGGCAGCATGGACACGCCGGGCGGCAACTACCCGGGCACCGTGCAGTCCGGCCTGACCAAGTACGGCACGAGCTAACCGCCGCGGTGAGGTTCGCGACCGACAAGGTTACCCACGGGTATCTCCCCGCGTACCTGCGGATCGCGGCGCAGCTCGGGCCGGCCGCGCGGGTGTGCGAGGTTGGCGTGTATCACGGCGATGGCCTGGACCTGTTCCAGGCGCTGTTCCCCGGCGGCCTGGTCGCCGGGGTCGACTCGGATCCGGGCTGCCGGTGGCCGGACGGCACGGTCAGGGTCGTGGCCGGCCAGGATGACCCGGGACTCCCGGCGCTGCTCCGCGAGCACGCGGAAACCTGGCACCTGATCATCGACGACGCCTCCCACGACGGCCAGCTGACCTGCGCGACGTTTGACCTGCTGTGGCCGCTTGTCACGCCCGGCGGGTTCTACGTGGCCGAGGACTGGATGGTCGGGCTGCCCGGGATCTGGCCGGAGTACGGCGGGTCGATGCTGACGATGGCGCAGGGACTGCTGACGCTGCTGACCCGGGACGGCGCCGCCGAAGACATCACCTACAGGTACGGGCTGGCCGTCATACGGAAGAAGGCACCATGAGGTGGCATGTGCAAGCCGAAGGTGACGCCCCCGCGGGCGATCACCGGGACCTGGCTGAGCGGCTGGGGAAACTCCTGGCGCAGGGCAAGTTCGGGACGGACGCGTCGCATTTCAGCGGCGACCAGGTCAACGGGCCCGTCCACCAGCCCGGCCCCGTCCATGAGCCCGAGGCCGGCCCGGGCAGCGACGAGAAGTGACTGGGACTGGCACGGGGATCCCGGCCTGACGAAGTACGGCACCATCACATCGAGCTGAGGAGCACCCAAGTCATGGCAGACAGCCCGCACCAGGCGGCGGCGAAGTCCGCGCTGGCACATCTCGACGCGGCGATGGCCGACCTGCGCGGCGTGTTCGACCATCCGCATCACACCCCCCGCCTGGAGCAGCTGGAATCGGCGCTGGCCGGGGTCAAGGGCCAGGTAGAACCGATGGCCGGATTCGAGGAATCCCGCGCCGACCGCGCCAAGACGCTCATGGACCAGCACATGAAGCGGCAGTTGCCCCCGGTCATCCCGTCCCACGACGACGAACTGCTGGCGCAGGAACTGGAAAGGGCAGGCCACTGACATGTCACGACTCGTGACGGCGATCGAATCCCAGGTCGCCTGCCCGGCGGGCCTGCCGGTGACCACCACCGCGAACGGCTACATCGGCGCGGTGGTCGCCGGTGCGGCGTCGAACTACAAGCTGCGCCGCTGCAAGGTCGGCGTGCGCGGCCCGGCCGGGTCGGTCACCTCCGACCAGCACACCATCGCCCTGTACCGGCAGACAGCCCGCGCGGCCGGTACCGGCTTGGCGAACACGGTCGGCCAGAACATCGACTCGCTGGGCATCGCTGACCCCACCGGCGGGGTGGATTCCACCACCGGTTCGACGTTCGGCACGAACGGACCGACCCTCGGCGGCGTGGTGCTCGACAAGATCACCCTCAACACGCAGTCTTTCGCGGACGTGCCGTGGGACCTGATCGAGGACTTCTTCTGCCCGCAGGGGGTGGCCAACGGCCTGGCGTTCGTCAACATCGGCAACGCCCTGCCCGCGTCCCACCTGTTCGTGATCACCCCCACCTGGGAGGTGTGACGCCGTGGCGTCGATCACCTCAGCGGTCACCGACAAAACCGCCTACACCGCCGGGCAGACCATCACGCTGACCGTGACCGGCACCGGCCTGGACCAGTCCGACGTGATCAGTGAGCTGCTGTCCGGAGGGCAGCCGCTGAACGAGACGATCACCATCGGCGAGGTGCTGGTGTCCGACACTCTCGGCAAGACGTGGGCCCAGGTGTCGAACAACGGCACGACGGCGGTATTCACCGCGACCGCATGACCGCCGACACGATCACGGCCAGTGTCCCGGGCAGCCAGGCGCAGGCCTCGGTCACGATCAGCGCGGCGGCCGCCCTGCCGGTGTTCGGGATCCCGAACCCTGTCACCAACTCGGGCGGCACCTCGTGGAACTCGGTCACCTCGGCGCTGGGGAACGTCGCCGGGGAGCGCTACTACTTCACCGCCGCGCAGAACGTGCCGGCCGCATCGCCCGCCCTGCAGCCGGGCGTGACGCAGCTCGCGGTGAGTTTCAAGCCTGCCGTGACCCCGGTCTTGTCCGGATCGCTCGATTCCGCGCTGGCGGCGCTGTTCCGCACGGTGCGGCCCGGCGACATGTGGACCGCCTGGCATGAGGGTGAGGCGCACGTCGGCACCCCGGCGGACCTGATCGCCGTGCTCACCCGCTGCATGACCCTGTTCCGCGCGAACGCCCCCGCGTCAGCGCGGTTCGGGCAGGTCGCCATGTCCTACACGGCGTCTGGCCTGTCCCAGTACGGGCCGCTGCACCAGTGGCTGTGCTGCCCCGCGAACGGCGGCGCCGGGCTGGACTTCCTCGGCATCGACGTCTACCCCAACCAGGCGCAGGCATTCGGCCAGACCATCGCCTACGTGCAGGCCGACGTGGAACAGGCCATCGCATCCCCGGCGTGGGCGATCACCGAGATGAACACCGCCGCGTCCGGCGCACTGCCACCCGACTCGTTTGGCGAGCAGTTCTTTGACGACGCGTGGACGTGGGCGGTCGCCAATGGCGTGTCCATGTTCGTGCCGTACTTCGGCAACTCGCCGCTGATCTTCCCCCCCGGCCCGCTGACCCTCGCCGAACTGGCCGAGATCAACGCCGCGTCCAAGGCGTAACCGGAGGTAGCCGGTGGCCATCACCGCTGCCTCATTCAGCACCGCCGCCACCCCGGCTCTGACCGTCGCCGCCCCGGCCCGGCCAGGGACCGCGCTCGGCGACCTGCTGCTCATCTGGGTGATCAGCCAGGCCGCGTCGCTCACGTTCTCCGTCACCGCCGGGTCGACCGGGTGGACGGCGGTCACCGCAGCGACCGGGCAGAACATGTCCGCCCAGCTGCTGTACAAGAACGCGGACGCCAACGACGTGTCCCTGGCCGCGAGCGCGGGCAGCTACACGGTCACCTGCTCGGTGTCGCACGCCATCGACGGGATCATCGTCCGCGCACCGGGCGCGTCGTTCGACCCGTCTGCCCCGGCCAGCAGCGGGCAGATCCTCGCCGCGGTCGCGACGTCGTACCCGGTGACGGGCGTGACCACGGTCACCGGCTCGGCGCTGCTGCTGCTGTTCGGCGGCAGCCGGTGGGCGTCCGGCGGGTCGGGCACCATGACCGTGCCGGGCGGCTGGGCGAGCACGGTCGCCGAACTGGACACCACCGGCTCGGCGATCCCCAACATCGGCGTGCTGCTCGCCACGCAGGTGCAGCCGGTCCCCGGCGCGTCGGGCACCGCGACGATCACCCTGTCCACGTCCACCAACGGCGGCGGGCTGATCGTCGGGCTCACCCAGCCCAGCCGCGTGCAGCCGCCGCGCCGCACCCCGCCGCCCGCGGTGCGGGTCCTGGGGCGCCGCGGCGCCACGGTCACCGCAGCGCCCGTGGTCACCTCGGCCAAGGCGGTCCCGGCGAGCCGGCCGCCGCATCGCGTGGCGCTCGCGGTCCCGCGGGCCCGGCTCGCGCAGCACATCCCGGCGCAGGTGACCGCAGTCGTGCCGCCAGCGCCGCCGGCCATGCTACGGGGCCGGGTGGCCGTGTCCGCGGTGCGCCACCGTGTGGCAGCCGTGCCGCAGCTCACCGTCCCGCCGGCCGCGATGCGCCCCGACCCCCTGCCACGGCGGCACACCGGGTGGATCATGCGCGGCCGGGTGACGTTCGTCCCGGAGCTCACCGTGCCCCCGGCGGCGTACCGGCCAGAGCCACCGCGGCTGCGGGGACGCGTGGCCTGGCCGGTACGCCGCCGGGTCACCACCGTCCCGCAACTCACCATCCCGCCGGCTGGCTGGCGCCCCGATCCGGTGCGGCCCCGGCCGCTGCGGTGGATGCCGCACGGCCGGACGGCCGCCCCGCCGCTGGCCGGCGCGGCGATCGTGGCCGCCGCCGCTGTACCGTCGTCTCCGCGTTCGCGGCAGCGCTGGGCATGGCTGGTGCGGGCCCGGCTCGCGCAGCACATCCCGGCGCAGGTGCCGCCTGCACCAAGGGGTGTGCCTCAATCGTTCCGGCCGCGCCAGCGCGCCGCGTGGCCCGTGCGCGCCCGCTCCGCGCAACCCCTGGCGCCCGTGGCCCTCACCCCGGCCCCGGCGGTGCCGCAGGCGCGGCGGCCACGGACGTGGCTGGCACTGCGGCGGACACGGCCGGCGCCCTTGGTCCCAGGCGCCGTCGTGGTGGTGCCGCCCCC